CGACCACTTGAGTAACTAACAGAGGTAACGCTGGTATAGACATTATCGCCAACCGTCACGCGCCATGATGGTAGCCAAGCCATTATAAAACAGCCAGATTTCTTACAGTGCCACGATCAATTGCATCTTGGATTACTTTAGTTACTGTTTCTGCAATGGCGTTTGGATCGCCAAGTCCTGCCTGTACCGTCACATTGACTACAGGTGCAGTTGGTGTTGCGTTTTGAGCTCTAAAAGCGAAAGAACCATAAGCACCGTAATCTGGACGATTATCTCTGTTAGGGATATTTGAAATAGGTGGACCAGTAACTAAGAAAGTGGGCATACCTCCACCAGTGCCAGTGCCGCCACCAGTGCCGCCACCAGTGCCGCCACCAGTGCCGCCACCAGTGCCGCCACCAGTGCCGCCACCAGTGCCAGCGCCAATTTCCTTTAACTTAGCAATTGCATCATCTAGGTTTTTAAGATTGATTAGATCCTTAGGGACAATTGCTTCAAGGACTTTCTTAATATCATTAACTTTTATTTCTTGGTTAATTAAACTGCCAAGAATCTTATTATCTGCATTTAACTTATTAGTTGCAGCAATGATTGCTTGTTCATCACCTGAAGCAATTGCTGCTTCTAGGGCAAGGATGGATTTCTTGGTTTCCAAACGAGCAAGGTCATTAGTGATTTGTAGCAGTTGTGCCTGACTAGTCACCTTGCCTAGTTGCTGTGCTTGGTTGATCTCAGCTGCTTGGAGTTGGATCTTTTCCATGTCGAAAACGTCTGTGCCCTTGCCAAGTGCAAGGTTAGCCTTATCAATGGCAGCTTTTAGTCGGGCTGCTTGAAGTTGCTTGTTTGCCTCGGTTGTAAGTTTTTGACTGTTGTTAAGTTTAATTTTTGAATATTTAGCTTCTAACTCGGCTAGGTGAGCTAAGCCCTGTTGGTCTATGCCAGATGCAGGACCTACCTTTCCTAACTTTCGTAGAGCATCTAGGTAAGGTTTAATAAGCGGGTTTATGTCAAAAAGACCTGAAAGCCCAGGAATGTCTTTTAACTTTGCTGCTAGGACACCAATGCCACGAATAACATCTGCTAGATAAAGGGCAGTTGATTCCATTTGCTTAGCCAGATTATCGACTGAACCATCATCACTTAAACCTTTAAGGGCATCGATTAAACCTGTACCAATAATTTCAGATACATTGGCTGAGGCAACACCTAACTTATCAATTGAACCTTGAAATGAACTAGCTGCTGCCGTTGCTGATCCAGCAAAAGTAACTGCTAACTGATCAGTAATTGTCTTAAAAGATTTAGTTTTAAGATCAACCTTAGATATGCCTACACCCAGTTTAGATAGGGCTGTGTTGTTGCCAAGGTAAGCCTTGCTTAGGGCTGCGGTGACTGTTCCTAAATCCTTGCCAGTTGATGCTGAAATGTCTAAGGAAATCTGTAATAATTTTTGAGCTTCTGCTGTGTCACGAGTAGCAACAGCTAAAGTCTGGTAGGCAGGACGAAGTAGATCATCAACAATGCCAAATTCGCTTTGTAGTCGTTGGATAAATGCCTCTGAGGTTGCAGCATCACGACCTAATCCAACATTCTTTAAAGCTAGTGCTAACTGTTGCTGGGCTTTCTCATCGGCAGCAGCAGCTTTAATTGAAGCTTTACCGAAAGCCAAAATTTGTTGTGCACCAAAAGCCAAGCCAAGAGTTGCTGCAACACTTTTAACATTTTTGTTGAGTTTAGAAAGAGCTGTATCTGCCTGCTTAAAGCCTTTAGTATCAACCTTAGCTCCAACTACAATTTGTTCTAAAAATTGATTACTCATGCTGCTTTCCCTAATGTTCCAGATTTAGAGCGGCGAATTAACTCTTGTTCTGCCTTTGAAAGTGCCTTCATAACTGCACCTTCAGTTTTACCCTTATTGGCTGCCCATGCGCGGAAGATCAAACGACCGCGACCTTTAAGACTACCTGTAAGTGGTGGCATGTCATTAATAAATTGCTCTCCTGCTTTGGGATTACGAGAATGTGAATACTTGTGTCCAGCTGGTCCTTTAGGACCTACCCAAGGTTGCCCTTGTGGATTAGCACGACCTGCGCCTTCGTAAATAGCACCTGCGCGGGAATTATTGTAAATGGTTACAGCAGAAGAATAACCCTGTTTATTTACCTTACCTGGTGAACTCTTAAAACCAATCTTGCTTTTAACTGTAGATTGGCTGTAAGTAGGAAAAAATCCTTCGTTGAATGAACGGTTACGCCATCCACTTAACACTTCATTATCAGCAGGTGCAAAACCTCGTGCTTGTTTAGCAATTGGGCGCAATGCTGCACTGAGTTCTTTGACAAGTTGCTTGTTAATATCTGGAGCAAACTTGCGTAATGCCTTACGAAAATCAGCGTTTCCGCGTATTTCTATGCGCATCGCTGATCTCCTTTGCTTCATCTTTGAGACCTTGTAGAAGTGCATCTAGCATGGTCTTATCTAATTCTAATAACTGCTGTGGCGCGATCCCCAACCTTATGCTTAGCCTAGCAATAAGGTAGGTGAATGGTTGATCGCGCTTTAAGCTAAAGGGTCAGAGTCCAAAACTTCGACGGATTTTAATCCCTCGATGAACTCCAATCCATAAGGCTTAACAGTTTCACCTGTCCTGCGTGTTACTTCCCAAGCTAACCAATAAACATGACTTTGTAATTCTTGATCCCGAAACGCCTTATGGAAGCCCATTTTTGCGTATAGCTCGAATGCGTACTCCACTGCTGGAGTAATCTCGCCTTCTAATACGCTTCCATCTGTACGAACGATCTTTAACTTTGCCATGTTTTTGCCCCTTTGTTAGTTGTTTAGAATGTACCTGTAGTTGCTACTGCCACTGTTGAGTTAGCAGTAAATGTGATTGATTGTGTGCCAATATCGCCAACAGCACCATTGATATCTGTTGTGTTATTGACTAGCAATGAAACAGTGTAAAGAGGGTTAGTAGCAGATACTATTGTTCCCTTTGTCTGTAGGAATACTGCTGTAATTGTAGTTCCCCACGCAGCTTGCAATGTTGCTAGAACATTTGCTGAGGCTGTGTCATTTAAGAAATCAATAGTTACAGATGATGCTTCTAAGCCTTTAACAAACTTATGAGCTGTATCGCCCATTGCTGTTACTTCTAGCTCATCAAATGTGCGGTTAATTGTTACTGCTGTGACATGGTCAGAAAGATCAACAGAGTTAATCTTCACGCCGACCAAGTTATTTAGAAATACAGCCATGAGATTATTCCTCGTCTTTCTTAGTAGTTGCTGGCTTTGGTGCTGCTGGTGCTACCTGCCCGATTTTGATCAGGAAGGCTTCGTTTTCTTTTTCCCACTCGGACATATTAACTCCAACTCGTAAGGATTGATACGGACATCTCGCAGCTGAGTAAGTCTCCAGACGCAGCATTGAGAACACTAGGTGCGCTTATCGCGCTTACATTATAGACCAAAGACGATGCGTTTAATTTAGTAAACACACCAAGGACTGCATCTTCTATTCCATTAAGGTTGCCTTCATTGTCAAATAAAGGGACAGTAATGATAATCTTAAAGTTAGCCATCGGAGCAATAGTGATGTGCTGGTTATTAGTAGGTGTCAAGTAAGGGTCATCTGGTGACACAATTACAGAGTTTGCAAGTACAACAGATGGCGGAAAAGCAAAAGTCTGGTACTTAGTGTTATCTACTAAAGCAGTGGCTAAAGTAGTCCGAAGTGTCGTAATGGCTGGTGCTGGCATTAGCCCACCATTGAGCGCGGATCTAGTGCGTGTGCGATCAATCCTCGCACCTTAGCGAGAAGCTGTGCGCTCATTCGGTAAGGGCTTGGCTGGAAATCGACAGCGTTACTGCCTGAAAGGGTGGCTGTACGCGCTTGCCAAATTTCTACAGATATCATAAGAGCTGCGTTCTGTACTGCTGTGTCTGTAGTCCAGTCAGTTGTAATATCACCAGTCACTAGTCCAGCAGGAGCAATTGTGTTTTTGTTTGTTGCAGTAGCTGCACTTATTGTATAAGTAATTAAATAATCACCGACTGCAGTTATTGTCTTTGTGCCATTCCATGCAGATCCACAGTTAGTAATAACTACTACATCGCCAATAATAAATGGTTGTGGTGTGTCGAAATAAAGTGTTGCAGTCGTAGTTGTCTTTGAGTGTGCTACTGCAAAGGCTGAATTGACGGCAAGCATTGGAATAAGGACGGCATCCGCGGCATCTGCCACTTCTTGAAGGGTTGCATCAGGATACAAAGTACCGACTCCGAGAGTGCTACGGAGTTCTGCGACTGTTGTAAGTGACATCCCATTCCTTTCTAAAGACTCTGGGGATCAGAGGGCTACTGATCCCCAGAGCGACTTAGTGTGGCTTACGCCTTGTTATTCTTGAATGCGCCCGCGCCGACCTTAGTAGCAATTGCTCCAAAGCCGTAGTAGCCGATTGTTATGCTTCCTGCTGCTGTTGACTCAGCGCGCAAGCGATAATTTGGTGACTCGTACCATGTGTAAGCATCTGGGTTCACGATCAAGATTGAACCATCTGTGTCTGTACCTGAAGCAGTGTTAGGTGTTACGAACAAGTTAAGTCCTGCAACATTGCCTTGTAGTGCTGTTGGTGTTACAAGTCCACCAGCGTTTTGTGGCTGTGAAGCTGTGTAGATTGGGCGTCCTGAATCGTTAAGTGTCATGATATTTGACCACTGTGCTGTATTTACGATCATGTTGCGAGCAAATGGATTTGAAAGTCCAAGTGTTGCGTTGTAAACAGAAGCTGCACCGCGAGCAACGACTCCTAGGAGTTCTGATGCTGTTGGGTATGTTGTTGTTGTTGTTGCATCTAGTGATGCTCCTGTGATGATTGCTGCATTTACTGCTGCATCTGTTGCCTTTGCGTAAGCTGCACCCATGTTGCGTACTAGCTCATCGAAGAATGCTGGAGATGTACGATCTAGCAATTCAACAGAGAATGTCTGCTGTCCTGCATACTTCTTTACATCTACTGAGAGATACGCTGAGTTCTGATCTGTGTCAGAGAATGCTGCGTTTTCTGCTGTTACTGCCACTGTTGGCATTGCTGAGATTTTTGGAATTTCAAATGTCATACCTGCATCTGGCAATACTCCACGAGAGATTGCTTCAATTGAAGGACGGATTGTTGTGCCTAGTGGGTTGATGATTTCAGATAGTTGGCGTGTTGGTACAAGACCAGCGTTGTCTGAAGTGTCATCTGCTGCGCGTAGGTACTGGCGAGCATCTTCGTCACCTAGTGCTGCGCGGATTGTGTTTTCTGCATACTTAGCTGCTGTCAATTCGATGCGTGGCTTTGTAAAGTATGCTGCTGAAACAGTTGGGCGAGCAGCTTCAACCGCTGGTGCTTCAACTGGTGTTGCTTCGACTGCTGGAGTGGTATTTTCCACGGTGGCTGTCTCGCTTTCTGTTGGTTGGATTGTTTCTTCTACATCGGATTCTTCCGCTGCAATATCAGTAACCTGAGCAGACTTGAATGCTGGCTCGGTTACTAAACTTACTTCGACTAAACGAGCAGCGGATACATAAGTCACGCCGTCCTTGATTGTTGATTTCATAACTTCTGCACCAATGCTTAATCCTGATTGCAAACCTTCTTCTGCAAGGATTAGAGCTTCTGTGCCGCGTTGTGAACGACTGACAGAAAATACTGCATCAATTGAGTTCTCTGATTCACTGAAAGAAACCATGCGTCCTAAAGGTTTTTTAGTGTCGTGAGAGCTTAATAATTTGATTGCTTTAGGGTCTGAAATTTCAATAGATCCAGAGGCAAAGATAACCTTGCCCATATTGGTAGATCCCGCTTCAACATTAAGAGGCACAATTTTGCCTGATACTGTGCGACTTGCTGAGTCTGCTGTGAGATCAGCTGAGAAGGTAATTACTTGGTTCATTGCATACCTTGGCTTCCATTAGGTGTTAGATCAGTCATTGCCATAGCCTGTTCCTGAGTAATTAGGTTCAGGGTTAAAAGTTTTTCAATTACTGCAAGTTCTTGCATTGGATCGGTGCGTAAGAAGTTTTTGTCAATATCAAACTTTACTATGTTGCCACGAGCAGTAATGTCATCCATTGACAAGCGATCTTCAATGGCAGAAACAAAAGGCTGCAAAGATAGAGTCAGAAATTGTTTTCTCTCGTCATTGACATTTTGATATGTATAACTCGAATTTTGATCTGCTGAAACATATATCGCTGGAACATTGCATAAACGAGCAATCTCAGTAGCAAGATTTTGAATTGCTTCTCCGTACATCATGTCTTTAGGTGAAAATGACACAGGGTTATATTCAAGAGTAGATGTCAAGTAAGCAGTGGAGCGATTGTTGCGGGCTTGCTTCCACGCAGCTAGTAATCCTGAGACTTCTTTAGGATCTAGATCAGCACCAGTGTTTTTAATGTAACCAGTTGCCATTGGTGTAGCTGCTGCAATAGTTGCTGCCTTCTG